GACCGTCCGCCAGCTTGCGTCGTCAAACCCCGCTGCCGCTTCCGCCGTCGAGGAATACGCCGTGTTTGCCGTCGCGGAAATCAGGTTGAACTTCCACGAATCCAACGTGACAGCAGAAACAAGCTGGTCGGCGGTCGTAACCGTAATGCCGCCCGCTTCCAGCGTTGCAATGCGAGCCTGCAACTGTGCCAGCACAACGTCAAGAGAAATTCCGTTCTCATCCATAACCGCCTTGGGATGCGTAACAGGCATAATCTGCTGCCCGTTCTGATACAGTGTTTTTATTTTTGCCATGCCGCTCACCTCCTCACACTTCCGCAAAAATGTTGTTCAGCGCATCAACGGCGGCATCGTCAATGCACTGGTTGTAGATGCGCACATCCATGATGGTACCCTTGACCATGCCCCATCCGCTGCCCCAGCCACCGATGTAGAGCGGGTCGTCGCCGTTGCCCGCCTGCGGATAGCCGAGCTTGTCGTTGTAGAGCTTGTTGTTGTCCAGATAGAATGTATAGTCGCCGTCGTTTTTGGTGATGACGAACGTGTGGTAGCCGTTGTCGTACAGCGTCAGCCCCATCTGTTCGGTGCTGATGGCGAAGCCGCCGCTGTTACACATGACATTGCATTCGGGATACTGCGTGCCGCTGTCCAGCGTGGCGATTTTCAGCTGCGTTTTGCTGGTCTCCACCTCGCAGAACATCAGCGTGCCCCACTGCGTCGCATCTGCCGCGGTCAGCCCGTCGGCGAACTTGACCGCAATCGTCCACGTCGTCGCGCCCTCCGCGAAGGGCTTGAAGCCCGTATTGATAGCCAAACTGCCGCTGATGAGGTTCTTGGGTGATTTCAGCTTGTACGCCCATTTGCCAATCTCGTCACTGTCTACCACGGGCGTAACCGGGGTGTCGGGGGTATCCGTGCCGCCGCTGCTCGTCGTCTTGTTCAGCACGCGCGGCGCGACATATTCCCAGATAATCTTGCCAATCGCCATGTAGCCATAGAAACTGTAGTGGCAGCCGTCCCCGCTGTCCAGCACTGTTGGCACGCCGTTCTTCTTCATGCCGTCCCACTGCGACGTTTCCGCGTACAGCAAGCCGCGGTCGCAAAGCTGCGGCAGCAGGTCAATCAGATGCCCCGCGAACGTCTCCTTCAGCACCGCAATTTCTTCCGCCTCGTTCTGCGTGTATCCCTTGCGTTCCCGCGCATAGACAATCAGATAGTCAGCGGGGGAAACGTAATCGACGCACTTTTGCAGCTGCTCCACATAATCGCTAAAGTCGAGATTTGAGTGCTGCGCGTCCGAGCCGTATCCGCCGTTCGCGCCCATCCAGAAAATGTGCAGCCCGTTGCCCTTGTAGTGCTTCGCGCCGTAGGTAGTCAGCTTCGTGTCCGCCACCACGGTCAGCGCGTCGCCATCCTCCAGCCGCCGGATACGGATGTTCTGTCCATCCGTCGTATCACTGGCATAATCGCGGAAAAGCACACACGGCACATCATTCACATAGCAAGGGTTAATTCCGCAATCGCCGTATTTCAGCAGATGGGCGGTTCTGCCGCTTTCCAGCGACATACCGTTGGTGGTGTTGCCCACAACGACACTTTCCGATGAGCTTGCCGGAATCGTGCAGGCGGGCAGCAGAATCGCATCCGCGCCCATTCGCGCCATAATGGTAGGCACATTATCAGACAGAATGCCGAGGTTGACGGCATTGCAGCGCTCTGCAAGCACCTGCGGGTAGCTGATAAGATGCCAGCCGTTGACGTTGCCGCCGATGCCTTGAGTCAGGCTGTCGCCCCAGCAATAGACCGTCAGCCCCTTGCCGCCGTTCTGCTGAATCTGCGCAAGAATATTGTTTCCCTTGTCCTCAATGGATTTCAGGATGGATTCTACGGAAAACTGGACATCGGCGGAATCTGCCGGGTCTTCGGCGGTAATCATGTTGGTTTCGAGCTTTGCAATGCCCTCTTCCATTCGATTCAACTGCTCCGCCGACAGCACTTCCCCATCGCGGAAGTTCTGCTTTTGGTATGACATTTTTCTCCCCCCTCAACTGTAATTCAAACGCATTTTCCCCAAAATCGCCATTCCAAGAAGCGCCGTCTCGTTTGTCGTCGGCTGTTCCGGCTTATTATAAGTATCGCTCAGCACCGCACCGCGTGCATACAGCACCGTCACTTTCTGATTTTCCTGCTCAAGGCTAATCGTCAGCAGGCAACGTCCCGGAACTGCATAGCAGAGCTGCGGCAGCAGAACGCTGATTTTGTCCTGCGCCACAGTTCCCGTGATATTCATTGTTTTTCCGTCCGCTCTGGTAAAGGTAGCAGACACCCTGGCATCGTTTAGTGCCACATTTTCGTTTGCCCCGCATTGTAGCACAACTTCGTGCGCCAACGAATCACCTGAAGCAAACACAGGCAGGAGTACCTTCTGCATTCCGCGTCGAAGGTTCAATTGATAGGCAAGCCGTGCTGTAATCGTCACGTCTTTCCCCCTTCTTTCTTCTGTTTCTCCTGCTGAACCTTGGAAATTCCCGCCACCAGATAGTCAATACATACCGTCAGTAACCGTACATTCCCTGCCGGTTCGTCGCTGACGTGCAGCCGCCGCAGTGCATCCAAAAGTCGCTGCATTTCCTGCTCATCCATTCAATTCACCCCCCTGTTTTATGCAAACGTAAAGACTTGCTGTTTCGTCTTGCCGTTACTAATTTTAACGGTCACGCGAACCCTGCCCGTGTCAGCACCCGCACTAATATCTACGCAGGTGATTTCGCCAATGGTCACGTCGCTGCGACCCGCGCTGTACGCACCAGACGCATCGACTGACACCGAATGCTGGCTTGTCTCCCTGTTGCTCAGCGTGATGTCCAGGGCTGCCGTGACCGTCTTTGTCGCTGCATAGTAGCTTTCTCCGTATGCTTCCAGCGCTTGCACATGCACCGATGATGCTCCTTCTCTCCTCGCGGCATCCAGAGCATCATCGTAGCCCGGCATGTCGCTCAGGTCAAAAGTTGCATCGGCAGGTGCAAAGAACTGGCACGATGTTCCCCCGATTGTCAGCGTATGCTGCGCAACCGCCGTTTCTCCGACATGCACCGCACCGAACCACCCATTGTCCGCGTTGATGGATTTCGGGCCGGAGACAGCATCAGCCACCAGCGTCCCCACTCTCAGCCGGTCAATCGTTGCCGTACCCGATTTTATGCGATCCAGTTCGCCGGACAGTGCTTTGAAATCACTCATCGTCGTGTAGCCGGACAAGTCGATTCTGTTGGCGCTGATAACCGCTCCGTCGCTGCTCAAATTGATGGCGCTGATGATTCCGTCTTTGCTGACTTTCAGGTCAATTGCCGCATTCGCCGCATCAATCGACGCTTCTGCGTTGCTCATGCGCGTCGCCAGCCCGTCGACATCCGTCTTGCTGGCTTTCAGTTCGATTGCGCCGTTCGCGGCCTTGATGGATGCCTCCGCCTCCATCAAGCGATTGCCCAGTGTGTCTGTCACTTTCTTGTCCGCTTTCAGCTCGATAGCGACATTTGCGCCGTCAATGTTGATTTCCGCCGCATTCAGCCTGCGCAGGGCGTCGTCCATGTCGTTTTGACTGGCTTTGAGCTGTATCGCTGCTTGCGCTGCATCAAGATTCGCTTCCGCAAGGCTCAGCCGCTGGTTCATGCCCTCGACAGTTTGACTGCTCGCTTTCAGTTCGATAGCAGCTTCCGCCGCGCTGATGCGTACTTCTGCCGCATCCATCTTGTCCCTCTGCGTGCCGAGGTCGGATTCCAGCCTTGTCGTCCGAAGATCGATTTCTGCCTTTGCTGCATCCAGCTTGATTTCGACATCCGAGATTCTCTGCTTGTTGTCCTCTACCGCCACGGCATGGCGCTTCAGCATTGCATCGAACTGCTCCTGCGAAATCGTCAACGCCTGCATAGCGGAATCATGCTGGCTTGATGTAACAAAGCTGTCCTTGCCGCCATCCGTCCACGGATCGCCCAGCTTCAATTGCGTATATCGCTGCCCCAGCACGTCCCAGGTGTACCCGCTGACCTGTTTTTTCAGCCGAAATCCAGTCAGCGCGTTCTCGACCGTGATTTGCGCGTAGAGAAACGCATCTTGCAGGCGAAAAAGGGTTGCGAACTGCTCCGTTCGGCTCAAGTCGATGTATTCGACCGTCCCCGACTGCTCTGGCGCGCCTACACCGGCATCCAGTTTCTCCTGCGCTGCATCCCGAAGCAAGTCATAGACCTGCTCCAGCGTCAGCGCTTCCTTCGTGCCATCGTCCCGCGTGCGCTCCTGCCCGACCCGTGCGCCCGACACCGCCCATGTATACACACGCGGCATTGCGTATTCGTCAATTTCCGGCGCGTCGATGCTCTTCTCCGGCAGATAAATCACGTCGCCGTTTGCGTCCTGCCCCGTCGGGATCAGGCGCGTGTATGTTTCCGTCGTGTCCCGGCCTACTGACAGCGCCGTCAGGTTCACATCACGCCGGATAATCAGTCCGCTGTCCAGCACATCCGACGGCAGCAGGTAAATATCCTGATTGTCTCGCAGCAGCCTTGCCCGTGCCTTGCGCACGAATCCGCCCGTTTGGTCAAGCAATGCACGGATGACGTTGATTCGCCCCCACGAAATGCGCAGCTGCTTGTCCATCTCGACGTGCAGGGCAAACGCGCCAGCGCCACCCTCGATGGCGTTCCAGAGCTTTTCGCCTGCTTCCCTGGCGGAAATCTTCTCCGTCGTTTCTTCTTCCTGATGCAGAACATAGTAACTCAGATCATAGGTAATATGACGCGCCTGAATTGCAATCGTCAAGCCGCCGTCCTGCACCGTTGTCGCATGGATGCGGAAGCGCTGGCGCTTTTTTGCCGCTCCCACCGGCACAGTCGCCACAACCTGCCGATCCAGCAGGGCAAGCTCCCAGCCCGTACCGTCTGCAATAGGAATGGCAGCCGTCAGCACATAATCCCCGCCCGCTGCCTCCGTGACTTCGCACTCCGTTGGGCTGATGACACCAAGCCCCGCTCCTGCACCGTCGGCATCACGGGCATCGTACACTCGAATCACATCATTCATCGCTTGCCCTCACACCCAGCGCGTTCGCACGTCCATCGCGCCGCCTGTCACATTACCGGTCAGGGACAGCTTCCATTCGCCGACCGGCAGCGTCAGACGGCTTCCGCTCATTTCCCTCGCAATCGGCGACGGCGCTCCGGTTTCATCACAGACAATGCCGGTTTCCATATCCAGCACAAGATTCCCTGCGCCGCTCACCTGCACACGCAGCGTGTTGCCCGCAACAGCAAGCATAATCTCTCCAGCTTCTGGAATCGCCAGCTCAATTCGCGGATAAGCGGCAATGTTCCCCTGATTGAACCCCGCCGCGCCCGTTGGAGAAATCTCCGTCATTGGCTCTGCAATCGCACTGCGCCGCAGCGGATTGCAAGTGAAGATGGGCGTAAAAATCGTGTAGCTGCCGGGATGTCCCTCCGCTAATGCGGAGCAGTCGAACGCTTCTGACAGTTCCGCGTCGAAAACGTAATCCAGCATACTGCCGAAAATCACCTCGCCGCGCCCGCACAGCCACGCCCAGACGCTTTCGCAGTCCGCCTCCGGCACGATGGCACATGCCGGTGCGTAGACAATATCCTCATAGGCATCGTTCCCCAAAAGGCGCAGCGTCCCCGACCTGCCCGGCACAGTGATTGCCTCCCTGCGCAGCGCCGGTCGATGGTACTGCACCTGTTGGGTGACGATAACGCCCATTTGGCTCGCCCAGATGCCTTTCCAGCAGAAATCATCCGTCAGTTTTCGTTCCCTGAACATTGCTCTTCTCCCCCTTCCTGCGCAGCCATTCGCGCCCGTATCCGCACAATTCGGGACAGGCGCTGCAATCCTCCAGCCGGTGTCCGTTGCGGCAAATCATTTCCCGCAGCCGCTTTTGGCTCATCTGCGCCGGGTCATACAGCAGCGACGTGTCGATTCTCTCCGTCTGTTCTGCTCCCGCCATCTGCCCACGCATCCGCTGCGGGTTGTACGCGGCGCGGTATCTGCTGCAATCTCCTGCCATGCACATCCTCCCCATTTCCTGTTCATCATAGCGTCTGCACCATCCATGCACGCAAGGTGTTTCTTCATTTGCTCATGTTTTTTCGTGCAATGTGTTGCATTTTTCGTGCAAATTGCGTATAATAGTATTGTCAGAAAGGAGTTGCATCAACATGACCACCACCAACATCAACATCCGCATGGACAGCGACCTGAAAGCGCAGGCGGATGCGCTTTTCGGAGAACTGGGAATGAACCTTTCCACGGCGTTCAACATTTTCGTTCGTCAGTCCATCCGCGACGGCGGCATCCCGTTTGAAATCACCCTCAACCAGCCCAGCAAGGACACCATTGCCGCCATGCTGGAAGCAGAAAGGATTGCGAAAGACCCGTCCGTGAAGGGCTACAATGACCTTGACGAACTTTTCGCAGAGCTGAAAAAGTGAAAGGAACGAAGCTGACTGTCAAGTTCACCTCTGCCTTCAAGCGTGACTTCAAGCTCGCCATGAAGCGCAACCGGAAGATTCAGCTGCTGGAAAACATCGTCGCCATGCTGGCCAACGGCGAAACGCTGCCGCCCGAAAACCGCGACCACGAACTGACCGGCAATTGGGTCGGGCATCGTGAATGCCACATTCAACCTGACTGGCTGCTGATTTACCGCATCGAGGACGACGTTTTGGTGCTGACGCTGGCGCGGACAGGCACGCACAGCGACCTGTTCAGCAAATAACTGCACACAAAAAGAGGATGGTTCGCAGCCATCCTCTTTCTGTGTCACAGGTCGGTTCGATTGTTCTCTGCTTCCCAATCCACTTGGAAAGTCAGCGTTCCCTTTTCAGCGTCAACCACTTTTTTCAGGATGCGGCTCTTTCCGTCAGGACGGATGAACCCTGCATCCCGCGCTTCTTTGCTGCCGACCGTCGCAAAGTAAGCGGTGATGTGACCATCCGTGCGTTTTCTCGGTGTCAGTCTCATTGCTTCTTGTAGAGCTTGTAGACCAGCACAACGAGAACCGTAGCGAGGACAACCTGAATCACGTCCAATGCGATTTCCATACTTGCCACCAATGAGCGATTATGATA